GGCAGCAATGGAAGAAGGGTGAGGAAAACTATGGTTCCAATCTTTTGGCTGTATTCCCTTAAGGGAAGATATGCCATACATAGATGGTATTCCTTCTAACGCATTGCCTTCCTTATCCAGTTGAACAGGATCTCAAGGACCAGGAGTAAAATACTTTCTGGTAATTGGGTTCAATATCGGTTTGATGAGGTGTATTGAGTTAGAGTTTAAACTCAATTCTAATACATCAAAGGCACCTTGCAGCACGTCGAGTGCCTTAGCTACCGCATAATTTAGCGATAGTACAGCTCTTTCGGCCGCACCAAACTTGAATTCCTCTCAGGAGTTATCTCCTGGAAGAGAATGACCAACATCTTTAAGATCTTGAAGTCCAAATATTTCGGAAGTCAACACATCTTTAAGACGCTGCAAGTAGGTTACTCCATCCTTATGCTCCTTAAGGAGTATGGGGAGGGAGGGTAGTATTTGACAATCTATCTCTATTCCTCTCTCTCGTAAGAGAGATAGGAGTAGGGGAATGTCACGTCAATCCTTTGAGGATTGGTTGATGACATTGGGACTTATACGGCTAACGTCATTACCATTTACGAACACTCTTGAGCAGAATTCTGCTCAATTGAGGTCACCAACGGGTACTTTAGATTTCATTAATGAAATCTCAATGCCGATGGAAGAGTATACTTCAAGGATTTTATCCTTAAGTAATTCGTTGTGAACGACTAAGTCGTCCCCAACTATCTCGTAAAGTTCGTTAACATTATTCTCATCTCCCGTAAGGGAGTGAGCATAATGCACAATGGCATGATGAGCTAGGGATGCAATCACGAAAGATCCTTTGGATCCTTGGGGTTGACCAACACCATATCTAATATAACACTGGGTAGTAGGGACTCAAAAGTCTCTATCAACCAGTAACCTATACCATGCATCAGCTATCTTAGGTGAAGTAATCTTTGCTAAGACAACCTGTTGTACTCGAGCGGGTAACCGATCGGTAAAGTTCTTTATATCTAAAGACCAACTCTTAAGAGTTGATTTTGACTGAACTTTGGTGGCTCCGGTTGCATGATTCATCATGTGATCAGATTTTAGGTTAGATACAATAATACTTTTTACAAGACCCTCTAAAGGGGCAAGAATAATATTAGTTCAATAGTCAACCATAGCAACTAATCTATGTTTATTCATAGAATCAGGTACAAGCATTAGTCTAGCGAGATAGATGTTTTCTATATCTAAATCTATGTCTTTAAATTTCAGGACATAATTTAGAAGATCTGTGTTACCCGTAAGGGTACATAGATCGGAGAAAGCCTTACCCAATGCCTTGTCATTAATCAACTGTTTTGCCTCTGCTGAAGCATGCTTCAACACAGGGGAACCATTCGGACCTGCCGTCATCCGTAAGGATGGGTAGGATTGTAGGGAAAATGAAGACGGGACCTTTAAATCTCATTTATTATTAACATAAGATTTAAAGTTAACCATGAGATGGCTGAACTTAGTTTCAACCTTGGGGTCAAACCTTGAGGTGATTGGACTGAGATCCATTTCTGGAATCTCTTTGGAAAGTCTTGGTATAGCAACAAGTGTAGCCAGTAATTGGTAAGCTTTGTGGGCACGCCCAGGATCTTTAGCATCTCTTACGAGAACCTCTAAAGGCTTCAAAGCGATGGGTACTTTAGTAGATTTATCGGTTGCAACCCATATAGGGTTCTCTGGATTTCTACCTTCAGCAAGTGCAACAAGGTAACTTGTTACCAACTTGTATTTGGAAGTACCACCCGTAATTCCATGGTTTTTAATTTTTACATTGTAAAAGTTAACAATAGTTGTTATAAATAAACTTAATTGTTCTTCGGAGTAATCCTTAGAAATAAGTTTTAAAATGACCATATAAGTCCTATGAAGGCGAGATCCCTCTTTAAAGAGGTTATCGTTAAAACCCTTCTCGGTCTTTGGCTTTGATTGGTCCTTCTGAGAATAACCCTTAAGGGTTTTCTGAGAGGTCTCTTTTACCTTGTTACCTTTAGTGTTGACCAGTTGGGCTAATTTCTCCCTGCCAGCTTTTGTTGAGATAAGTTTTAGTAAAGAGGTCAAAGTATCTGTATTCTTCAAATCCAGGGATTTACCCTTAAGGGTAGATTCAATTGGTGGTAACTTTTTAGTACTAATGTTTG